TCTCTGTTAGCGTGAGATTACTGGGTGCTTCTTGCGCTGGGGTATCGTCAACGATGTCGGAATAGTCAGGATTATTAGGCCCAACGGTCTGGACGATGTTCGATGTGTCGTTGTCTGGGTTTCTGTCAGAGACAATGAATGTGCTGCTTGTGTTCTTATCACCAGCGTAGGCAAAAGCCCTTATCCAGTAGTAACGAGTGTCGCCGACCGCAACAGGGTCTATCGGATTCGCACCATCGTGGAAAAACTGAGTGCCTCTGGTCTCACCGATTAGCTGTGCGTTCGACCAAGACGAGTCTGCCGAAGCATAGATAGCTATGGTCTCAAACAGCTTTGGGTTGCTGGGATTCGTCCAGTTCAACTCGATGTGCTTGAGTCCAGCCGTAGCCGATAAGTTCTGTGGGTCAGGTACACCACGGAACCCCTGAGTGATAACACCTGATGCAGAGATGGTGCTGTACTCACCCGCCGTGGGGTCTGCATACGAACCAGAGTCATCTTCCAATAGAGTGAGGTTAACCACGCCGTCTTGAGTGTCTGAGAATGACCACCCAGCGCAACGGAATACCTTGTTGCTATAGTTCAGTTCCTCGATGGTGACTTGAACCCTGTCCCCAACGTCCACACGAAGCCCTGTGAGATTAGCTGGGAACGTGATGACCTTCTGCTGGTCGGATAGCTGAATCTGCTTGTGAGCAATTCTCTGGGCCATGAAGCTACTGTTTGTGAACGGTAGCTGGATGTCTCTAGTTAGAACCTCTCCATTATCTCGGCTAACTGCACTTGTAATTTGTACTTCAGGAGCCTCGACGCTCTTGTGTCTTTGGGAGGGATCAATAAATATCGGGCGCACTGTGTTAAAACGCTGGCCTCGTTCCACTGACGTCTTAACCGTGACTGCTCCTGCGAGGTCGTCTTCATCGAGGCTTTCCGTGGGGGCTTCATAGATTCCTGCCCGAATCGTGTATATACCATTCGAATATACCAAGCTGCCGTTCATCGCAGACAGTAGCTTGTTGATATTCGTTCTGTGTGTGTCACCAGCGAACAGCACACCGTTGGCGGTGAATCGCTTTTCTGTTCCGCTGTTTGGAACAGTGACTGTCACGTCACAAGCGTCTGCCGCCGTCACCACTGCCGCCCAATCAATCTTGCTTGTAGGGATGCTCAAACCGAATCTGGTGTCTGTTAGGTAGTTGGCGACACATAGAGCGGGGTTGTCAGTCCATTGCTGATATGCAACAGTGCTTGGGTTGTCGCCTGCCGTATTCCCCGCTGCAACGTCCAAGCGTGGGTCATAGATGTCCTTTTTACCCTTAACCAGTGCCTTGATGTTGTTTGGCTTGAGCCTGTCCCACACCTCTTGAGATGAGTCAGTCAGCTTCCACTCTGTTACGACATAAGAGATACCTCTCGCCCTATGGGATGAAGTCCAGTCGTTAAACGTGGGAGTGAGTAACGAGCTAGACGCTTGAGTGTCGGAGCCGGTCTTGCGCTCAATGCGACAGATATGCTCGGAGGGTGCTTCTGATGTAGGGCCGAACTCTCCCGCTGTTACCTGAAAGGATTGGTTAATCTGTGCATCGGTCACCACCTCATTATCGAAGTGAATGTCCGTGATGTCATCAGCCTCATGTCCGGTCAAAGCGATGGCGTGATAGAGAGTATTGTTATCTGTGCCTGCAACTCCGACAAAGAATATCGGGCCAGAGACTAGCGCCTCACCATAGACCAGCTTTTGTGGCTCAATCGTCCCTCGGACGGTCTGCTGTCGTGATTGATCCGTGTCCACTTGTGGCATCGTCATGTCGGGCATCAAGCCCTTCATGGCAGAAGACGCGCCGAATATCGCTGCTAGGCCGACAACCTCTGCCACTAGACCGCTTAAACCAAGAACCCCGCCAATCGCTCCGGCTACGCCCATGACAGCACCCGCAACGGTTGCTGCTGCTGCTACGAATGCTCCTATTACTGGTGGCATTTACACGCTCCATCCGGCTAGTAAATAGCGGTCTGGTATCCGAATCATCCCCTTCTCAGTCAGGCACACAATCTTATCTGACAGCTTGATGCCGCAAACTTGACCGGCTATAGGGATGTCTACGACACAAGGATCACCGTCTTTAAGGTCAGAACTCGCCTTGCCTAAAACACTAGCAATAAAGTCCACCAACTCTCCCTTACGTCCGACGATAAGCTCAGCCTCGGCCTCACTTGTGTATTCAAACTGCGAGGAATAATCCCTGCCGGTCAGTTCTTTAACCACAAAGGCAGTGAACTGGCAGCAGTCTGCATCGCCATAATTGAACTGACGACGCTGCCACTTGTTAAGTGCTAAATGAACCCGCATCACATGCTCGGATTCACGTCGATACGGTCGAAGTTTATGGTGGGCGTAGAGGTTCCACCGGCAACAGAATCCGAGTTAGGATCACCCCAACGAATCTTGGCCCCGTCGATGTCAGCCATGAACTCGAAAGCCACATCGCCTGAAAAGTCGGTTTGTAATTGGGTGTCCGTGTACTTGAGATTCGATGCCCTATCGAACCGCGCAAGCTCTGACTCTGCTGTGAGAGCAATAACATCCCCACCATCAGCGCCCACGGATACAGTCATCTGATCCATCGCGCCTTCAAACACGATAGTCGGGTCAGCGAGCAACGCATCATCTGCGTCCAATACACCCAGATACACCTTAACGGGGTGCATGTAGTAGTCTTCGGTCAGCGCGGCACCTGAGATGGTCGCGTCTAACCCAGAGAGCGACAGAGTTATCTTGTAAGGGCTAACGTCTGCGCCTTCTTCAATCTGGCTGATCTCCCCCAGATCACCCACACCCAGCCAGTCATGCCCACCCCATGTATAAGTACCTATGGAGTTGTGCAGGTACACCGTCCCAGATGGGAACTGCAACTCAGCAAACGTGACTAGTGCAACGTGTTGCGATGCCAGCGCAGTCAGGACATTAGAGGGAAAACCACGGCTCATGCTAGAACGTCCTCGACCGCCTCAATGTTGAAGCTGGACGTTATATCTGCTTGCGTGTCCCAGGATGCAGGGCCAGCGAGCATGAATACACCAGTGACTGGAGCCGTGTAGTCAACAATCGTGTCGTCTGCTGGCGTTTTGCGTATTGGAGGTGCAATTGACAAGGTAACATTGCCAGAACCGTCAGAGTTTGTATCAGCGACCACCATGTGAAGTTCGTTATTAAACGAGATGTAGTCACCGGCTCTGAGGTAGTTATTCACACTCGCAGTAGCGCCATCACAGACCAAACTGGTACCCGATTGAGTACCACCGTTAACTCTTAAATCGCCACCACCCGCTCCTCTCAAGGTGTGTGAGTGATCTTGAAGCGTGAAGCGATGCTGCTGTCCGTTTAGCTTCACCACGAAGGCTTGCAGAACCTTGCGGTCAGCCCCTGATAAATTGTTGAACTGAAGACTGGCTCGCCACAAAGAACCCTTGCGCGATGTCGTTTGTATCGCGTTAGTCAGTGGGCTTTGAAACGTCCTTGTGTTAGCTACAAGCTCAAACGTGTTCGTCGTGGGGGTTATTGCCGGAAATGTGAATGTGGTCATACGAACCGCCTCCGACGCATCAGGTCTTGAATCGTCATTATAGTCTGTTGGCTAGTCTGAGCCATAGCGGTTTTAATCTTTTGGTCTACATCAGCGCCTGAGCCACGAGCATCGACGTTGTTAATGACTGTAATGCCTCCAGCACCGCCCTTTGTGTGGTCAATGACCGTCTCATTCGGGTGGATCATAGCCATGCGACCACCCTTTCCATCTAAGCCACCAGCCCTCGCACCTCTACCAGTAAAACCCCCACCCTCGAAGCTCTGCGACTTGATATTAGCAACCTGCCCCAAACCGAAACCAACTGTAGCGATGGCAGCCAACTGACCGAATGGGGGAGGGAATGCAGCCAAGGCTTTTGTCGCCGCCTCATACGTTTGCATCGTTGCTTGTGCTATACGGAACGCCTTGTTAACGGCAAACATCTTTTTGCTGGTCTGCGCAGAAGCAGCTAACTGCTCATCCAAAAAGTTTATCGTGTCTTCTTTGTTCTGCTTCTTTTCTCGGCGCTCTTCGATGCTTCTGTCAATGTTTGCTTGGTTGATGTTGAGTAGAACCGCACCAGCAGCCTCCTCAGCATCTGCCATTTCTTTTGCGAGCCTTCTCTGCTCTCGCATCGCGTTGTTAGCTTCTTTGATGCTTTGCGCAGTTGTATCTTGTGACTCTGCATATGCCTGATTCACCGCCGTTATTCTTTCAAGAACAATCTGCGCTTCTTCGTTGACAGATATTTGCTCTTTCTCTGCTACTGTCACCTGCTCAATCGCAGCAAGCAAAACGGGTTGCCTTGTGCGCCTGTCAGACCTCAACCTCTCAACTTCGTTTTCAGCCTCTGTGACTTTTCGCTGCGCTTCTGCTTGTGCGGCTAACGCTTCAGCTTGCAACTCAGCATTGCGCCTCATCGCCCTCGCCCTTTCTGTAACCGTCATCGCCGCAAGAGAACCCTGCACCCTATCAGCAGCTTCTTGCATTTCTTTTAATGCAGTCGTGCCACCTAGAATGGAAGATATAAATGGCCCCGCTACCGCTGCACCTACAGCTATGAACGCACCTACAACAGCACCAGCAGGCCCGAAGATAGACGCTATCTGAGAACCCTGTTGGGCGAGGACAATGGACGCATCCGTCCCACTCTTAAGTTGAACAGCAACGTCTTGAATCTGAAAGCCTAACTGCTGGGATGCCCCACGGAATCTGCCAAAAGAGCCTGTGACAACCTTGGCATTCTTGGCGGTCTTGTTGAGATTTTGGTTGACAGAGTTAAAAGCGGCCTTGGTGTTATCGACCGCCTCTATCGGGATTCTTACCGCTTCATTTGCCATCGTCAGCACCCATCAAGTTGAAGTAGGCCAGCCATTCATTGAACTCTGACATGGGCATCTGCTCGGCCTCTGAAATGCTCATATGTAACCGATCAGCCAAGGTTATTAACGTGAACCTAAACTGATCGGACGCTAGTTTTTTTCGTGTTCCTCAACACTCTGCACTGACGCGAACATTCTCGCAGCGATGTCGCTAATGACCGCGCTCTCTTCACCCATCAAGTCGTGCTTGTCTTCGGCAGATGTGAAGATTCGCTCACCAGACTTATCGCACGCTTTCAGCACAATCAAATCAACCATCGCGCCAAGGGTCATCCCTTCCATGAACTTAGGATGCTTTTTCTGCATCTCGTTCATGTCAAAACAAGTGAGAGGGTAGCAGTAGAGGGCGAAAGGCTGACCATCTGAATCAGCCCACGCCTCCACTTCGATCTCTCTCGCACTCAGATTTCTTCTGCTTCTCAGTTCTTTAGCTAGTCCCATTTTGGGATGTCCTTATGCTGTGGCTTCTGTAACCGCTCCAGATACTTGCAGAGCGAAACTTCCCTCAACCATACCATCGAATGACGCGGTTATAGATTTGCTCGTCAGGATGCCAGAACCACTGTAGTACTTTTCGCCAGTGCCCGTGCCAGTAGGATACAACTCAAAGATCAGATCCGCTGCTGCGTCCATTACTAGCTGAACAGCGTCTGCATCATCCCAGTAAACATCCATTGATAGAGTGGCAGTCTTGAGAGAAGAGACATAGGTGCGCGAGGTATCGCCCATCACACTGTCTTCAATCGTGTCTGCCGTTTCATCCAAGGTGAAACTACGAATCTCACCCATAGCAGCGACACTGCCACCGCTAACCGCCAATTTGACTACGCCGCTTGAGCCTTTAGTCGTTGCCATGCTTCACCTCTTAGGTTGTGCCTCTTGTGTATTGGTACTCTATTCGTACCGTTATAATTACCCCACCGATAGGGGCAATACTGCCGTCGTCGGTATCAACGCTGATGATCTGCGTATCAATTGCATTGCCACCGCGAGACCTGTCCTCATCGAGCTTTTCTTCAATGGACTCAATGATATTATTCCTTGCCGTGTCCAAGCCTGTGCCTTTCACATAACACACAAGCTCGTAATCAATCGTCGAAAGCCTCTGTGTAGCGGAACCGCCCACAGTCGAGTCGCCACGGTCTTCGCTTGTTGTTCTCACAAGCACTGCCGGATACTGGGCGTTGCTCAATTTGTCAAAGTCGAATGGCTCACGAGTGACGAACTTGATAGTCGTGGGAGTGGTCACTGCCTGCAACGCTGTCACCAGATTGGTAGCGATGTTCTCTCTCACACTCATCGCAGAATCTCTTTGCGGAAGAACCTAGCTAGGCGTGACTCTTCCTGATTATTAAATCCCCACCAAGGACGTTGCCGATCTGTCCAAAACGCCTTTTGAGCGTTGAACTTTCCAGCTAGGTAAATGCTCGCAATGCGACCACCCTTGCTACCTTCCACTTGCACAGACTTAACCATATCGCCTGTGGCATTGAGGTTCACCAAGTTGGGATTGCTCTTGCCGAGACCCAATAAGTTACCCGCTGGCGACCTACGCCTCGGTCTACTGCGGAACCTTACATAAGCAGGTGAGTAACGCTTAAACGGCCCACCAATCCCCACTCCCTTCTTTGTGCGAGTGAGGATAATCTGCTTGCCAAGGCTCGCTGTTTTGTCAATCGAGGGAGAGATTCTGCGCTCAATCTCTTGACGCTTGCGCTCGGTCAACCCCTTAAGGTTTTTCGGCTCAATGGAGATTCGCAGCCCTACACTCATCGAGTTAGCCGTCCATAAGAGACAATGCCGCGCTCGTCATCTTCAATCGTGCCGCTGTTGTCGTCGTCGTACTCCACACCGTCAGCAAACACCGCAGTCAGTTCCTCTTGATAGCGCTGCTGGTAGAACTGAATCATGTTCAGAAAGCGATCGTCTTGTACCCAGTTCGTAAGCTGGGGGAGGGCGAACTTCCACAACACTAGATAGGCATTGCATCGCGTCCACTGGGAGTCGGTCAGGTATGCGGGAACCATTTCCCCAGGAATCTGCTTCTTGTACCACCACTCGTTTCTGATGGTGCGAGTCAGGTCGGTCTGTGCTTTCGCGTGTTCAGTCGCAAACGATGTGATGCCGAAGTCCAAGATGTCAGGGACAAGGGCTACCAGATCAGAGTCTTGAGAAAATGCCATTACCACTTCACCTTGTCGGCCCAATACGCTGCCGATGCTGTTTTGTCTCTGCGCCCTGCGGCTATCTGCTTGGCGAACCTAGCCTTGAACGCTCTGCGCTTTGCTTTGTCTGCCTCACTCTCACCCTTGCGAGGGGGTTTGTTATCTGCGCCCTGCTGCCCAAAGCGTATCAGACGAACCTTGTCGCCTTCCTTAGCCAATACTGCATGGCTCTTCTCTGGGTGCTTAGGTGTGCGCTTGGGCTTGTTGTAGCCCTCGAACCGCTCGCCTCGGTAAGTTATAGCCAACAGAACCTCCAAAAAGGGACAGCCCCACCCCAAGGAGAGAAGGGGCAGGGCCGTCCAAACGCTTTAGATCGTTGCGTCGAACAACATCTCAACACCGTAGCTGTCATCAAGCTCGCCCACACCGTAAATGGCGGTAGCGTTAAGCTCGAAGGCACGCAATGATGCGTCGCGTTGTGCTTCGATTTGGAAGTCGCGCTTCATAGCGATAGCCAAAGCCTCGCGTGAGAAGACAGCGCCTTTCGCGTCACCAGAACCATCAACGGTTACGTTTGCAGACTCGTAAACGTCGATGCCAGCGATGGTGCCAACGTAGGAGTTAACCATAGCCGTGTTCTGCGCGTCACCACCATTTGGGTTGGCGAAGGTATTGGTCAGGTTAGCTTTCAGTTGGTACGCCTGGAAAGGGTTAACAACTGCGAAGATCTCGCCTTGCGCCTTGTTGTTACGCAAGGTAGCAGCAGCCTTGAACAGATCGGCAACCGTGATCTCTTGAGCGGCAGCGCCCAGAGCAGTGCTGAATCCGTCAAACAATGCGATCAGGTCTGCGTCCATCTTCGTAGCGATAGCGTTACCCAGTACGGTACCCAACTCTTCAGCAGGGTTGCCAGCACCCATTGCAGCCAATA